GTAACAAAGAATAAGGTTTCTGACTATACAGGTATTGCTGTATTGAGCAGAGGTGAAGATGGAAACATTTATGTAAGAGATGCAATGCAACTTAAAGTGTCTCCATCTGAATTAGCAGATAGAGTTTCAGCATTGGTTGAAACATACAATCCTGGTATTATATACGTAGAAACAAACCAGGGAGGCGATTTGTGGCAAGATGTATTTAAACATATACCAGTTCGCTACAAATCAATTCGACAATCCGTATCAAAGCAGATCCGTGCAGGTAAAGCTTTGAATTTCTATCAGCAGGGGAAAGTTAGACACACTCAGCACTTCCCAGCCCTAGAAGAACAAATGTGGTCTTTCCCAAAGGTAAGCCATGATGACGTACTTGACGCAGTTGTGTCAGGGATTCTATACTTCTTGGATAGCAGTACTCCAAAAGTATTTGTAAAACAATTAAATTACTTAAGGAGATAAAATGTCAGATATTAAATTAGCTTTAGACCAGATAATCGAAAAAAGAGATCGATATATGGTTGCAGAAGCATATTACGAAGGTGCAAATGATGAAGTATTTACTCATCAGCGCTGGTATAGATTATTTAGAAACGATAAAACAAGATTTTCAGGAGTTACGCCATTTAGGTTTAACTTTAGCAAGACTGTAGTAGATGCAGTACACAATCGTCTAGAAATTCAGCAAGTAGAGACAACATCACCAGCAGGAGATGCTTACATCAATAAGATCTGGGAACAAACAGATTTAAAGCTTGATATTAACGAAATTCATAGAAATGCACTTGTTTATGGCGATTGCTATGCAATTGTTTGGCCAGATATGGACGGGAATCTAGCAATAGATTACAACTCTCCTATGACAACTACACTGGTCTACGATCAAGAAAACCCACGCATCAAGTCATTTGCAACTAAAATGTGGCAGATTACAGATGCTGCTAACCGCAAAGTTATCAAGATCAACATGTATTACACAGATAGAATTGAAAAATATGAGGGTCTAGGTGAGATTGATTCTCTAAATGGCCTTCCAACACTTACCCTAATTGAAACTGTGGTTAATCCTTGGGGAGAGATCCCAGTTTTCCACTTCAGAACAAATAAGCCATACGGAAGACCAGAACATGCTGATGCATTTGGTCCACAGGATGCGATAAACAAGCTCATATCAACTCACATGATGACAGTGGACTACCAAGGTGCTCCACAGCGTTATGCGCTATCAAATGGCGGAAGCTCAAATGAATTTGATGACTTCTCAGAAGATGACACAGCTAGAGAGAACATTGGATCACTTCAGAATGGTCCAGGACAGCTTTGGTACTTGCAAGGAGTTCAATCAGTTGGACAATTCCCAGCAGCAGATCCATCAACATTTACAAACCCTGTAAATGAGTTTGTTTCTGACATGGCTGCAATTACTTCAACCCCAGTTCATTACTTCTCATCAACACAATACCTTCCATCAGGACAGGCTCTTCGTGTTGCTGAAGCACCACTATTCAAGAAGGTACTTAATCGCCAATTGGCATTAGGTTCAACTTGGAGAGACCTATTTAAGTTTATGCTTAAGATCGAAGGCATTATTGCTGAAGTAGATATTGACTGGAAGTCTCCAGAATCAATCGACTCATTAGATCAATGGGATATCGCAGTTCGCAAGAAGTCAGTTGGAGTTCCTTTGGAGCAGATCCTTCTTGAGCTTGGATATGACCCAGAAATTGCAAGAATTATTGCTGATGAAGCAATTGCCAACACTCCAGCAGCAACAGAAGTTGCTCTGCGTGGTACTGGCTTAAATACAAACAACATGGCTATGCAACAGGCAGCAGCCGAACAACAAAACAATACAGGAGAATAAAATGGAAGAACAGAATATCGTAGAAGGTACATCTACCGAAATTCGTGATCCTAAAGCCGTCTTAGATGCTTTAGACAAAGCGAAGGCGGAAGCTAAGAAGTTTAGATTGGAAAAGGAAGCCTTGGAAACACAGATAAATGAATCAGTGTCTAAGATTTCCCAATTCCAGTCAAAGCTAATGATGGAACATGTGAATAAGCATCTTTCATCATTAGGGATTGCCCATGGAGATAGATTGAATAAATATATCAAGATGGATGCATTAACACTGACTGAAGATTTTGAGATTGCTGGACTTGATGAGCAAATTGCTATATTAAAGACAGACTTCCCAGAATTATTCGATCCAAAATTCATCGTGGCTGGAAAAGCTGACTCAGGAGTAACTGCTTCATTGCAAGTTCCTCAAACTGCATCAGATTTGCAAGCTAAGATGGTATTAAAGATATAAGAAGTACGGTATAATTGTCTTATGCAGCTCCGAATGGACATTTGGGTTGCGATTAATATACTCGGACGATTATATGTTCAAAAACCCAAATTAACTAATTAAAAGGAGAAATACTATGGCCGCAGGTCGCACAGATCTCACCGAAGCTAATGGTTATATTCCAGAGGAACTTGGTTCAGTTGCTATTCAAGCAACAATCGCTAACTCTGTAGTAGAAGCTTATGCCCGTCGTGAGAACATGTCATCTCGTACAAAAGGCGTTCCACGCTTTGTATCAGATGCACCAGTTATCGTTGCAGAAGGCGTAGATATTCCAAATTCAGATACAACTCTGGATGAGGTTGTTCTAACAGCTCGCAAGTACGCACAGATTTTCAATATCTCAGAGGAAGACGTAAATGATTCCTTAGTAGACACACTTAACACATACAAGAGAGAATGGGCCTCACAATGGGCTCGTAAGTATGACAATGCATGCCTTGCTGTAAATGCAGCAGCAGACGGAGATGACGGACAACCGTTTACCTCTTTATATCGTGCAGTTTATACAAATCCAGTTGGATCTTCACAGATTATCCAAACAGCAGGAGATCTAGAATTTGCAGATATTTCAAATGCTCTAGGCCTTGCAGAATCAAGCAAGTACTTTGATGCTGCTAATACAGTATTCATCGTTCACCCTAAAATGCTTGCACACATTCGTAATATGAAAGATGCATCTGGACAGTTAGTTCTTCCAGATCCATTATCAGCTCGTCCAGGTAGCCTATTTGGTTATCCACTAGTTGTTTCATACGGTGCAGCTCTATCCGCAGCAGCAACAGCAGCACCATCAGGTAACCCACTACTTATTGTTGGTAACCGTCAAATGATGATCAATGGTGTTCGTAGCACAATAGAATCTGCAATCTCTCGTGATGCAGACTTCTCTAAAGACGGTGTCTTGCTAAAGACTCGTGTTCGCCGTGGTTTCGCTATTGCAGATGCTTCAGCATTCGCAATCGTCGAGAAGACAGCTAGTTAAGGGGGAATAAAATATGCCATCATTACTATACGGGAACTTCCTTCTTAAGGCGCTAAACAAGGAAATAGATTTCGACTCAGATACTATCAAGGTCGCTCTACTTACATCGTCTTACACACCTAACCAGGACACACATGACTACTTCAACGATGTTTCGACATACGAAGTTTCAGGCACTGGTTACACAGCTGGTGGAAACACATTAGCATCAAAGACAGCAACATACGATTCAGGCACAAACGTAATCGTTCTTGACGCTGCAGATACTACATGGGCTTCATCAACAATCACAGCTCGCTATGCAGTTGTATATGATTCAACAGGCACAGCAAGCACTTCAGCTCTCATTGGATACGTAGACTTCGGTTCAGACCAGTCTTCAACTAATGGTAACTTCACAATAACATGGGATTCGACTGGTATTGTTCGAATCACAGTAGCGTAAGTTAACGCTATGGATGCAAAGGTAGAGGTTGGCGCACTTCAAGCAAATGCTTGTTTAGTCGTAGTCCATACCACTGTCGAGACTCTTTCTGGTAATGTATTTTCTCCAGCGGTTTCCAACCTCTCCTTTGCTCCAATTATCTCTATAGGCGGACACAGCATTTCAGCAATCAACCCAGAATTTAACCGAATTGGAGTACGGGCTGCGGCGTAACGCCAGCAGCCTATTTTTATGTCATATTCAGATATCGTATTAGCAAACAGCCCAAGTTATTATTTTAGATTTGAAAATACAAACGTAACCAATTCTGGATCTGTATCAACAACAGTAACTAACGGATCTGGCAACACATTTGCATCTGGCGGGGTTGCTGGAGACAGAATTTATTCTGCTAATAAAACAGGATCTGCATATGGATTTACACATCCAGATAGCGCATCAATATTTAACGACAAGATATTTACAATCGAAGGCTGGATAAAGATTGCTAGCAATGATGATCTTGAAGGCGGCAATTTATTTAACAATGAATTTGGAAGCCATATATTTGCAGCAGGAACTCTTGGAACTTATAATCAAACTAATCTTGCAGAGAATGTAAGATTTGGATTTTATAAAGGAGCAACATCTTCTACACCAGAAATATTCTCATCTGTTGGTGGAGCTGGAACTTCTTACACATTTACTAATTTTGTATGGAATCAATGGCACCATGTTGCTTTCGTAGCAAATGGAAGCACACAAAAAATATACTTTAACGGATCAGAAGTTGCATCTGCAAACGTAGGTTCATCAACACCAACAGCGGATGGCAATACTAAGTACTGGATAAAAGAAAGACCATCTCAATATACTAATCTTAAAGGCTGGATAGGATATGCAGACGAATTAGCTGCATACTCAACAGCATTAACACAAGCACAAATTCAAGCAAGAGTTGACTATATTACTGGAGCAACAGTTGATGCCACACCATCAACCGCATCAGCATTAGCAGTACAACCAGCGCTATCTGTTTCATCAGTTCATACAGCAGTACCAGCAACAGCATCTGCATTGGCTGGAGATACACGGGTATCTAACTTTAATATCCCGACTATGCTTGATGGATATTTGGCTGGACGATCATTAGAACAATGGTACAAGTTTGATGAATTAAACAAGATTAATAACTATGGATCAGGCGGAAATGCAGCATCAGCGTGGGCATTTACAAATACAACAATTGAACCACAAAACGGAAGACAAGGTTCTGGAGCATTAAAGCTTAAGGGTGAAGCAGGTGCAAAGGCTCAATTAGCATTTGCTGTTAATGAACCATACAATAATGAAATTACAGACAATGAATTTTCTATAGGACTTTGGTTTAAAGCTGAGTCTGGCTATCAAGATAAAACTCCAAATATCGTAGTTTTAAATGCAGCATTCTCACCAGAAAACTATTTACTTAGACTTACAACTGCTGGTTATGTACAATTTGTAGTAACTCGCCCTAATGGTACCTCAGAATCAGTTACAACATCTACAAATATTTGTGATAGTAACTGGCACTTAATACAGGTAAGAGCATCTGATACAAATAATTTAATTGCAGTCTCTGTTGATAATGGAACAGAAGTTACTGCAACTGTAAGCGGAACATTCCCAAGTGTTAACAATATGTTTTTTGGAGATGCTTCTACTAGCGGATCTAATAATAAATATGCTTATATATCTCACTACTGGGTAACTGGATACAGCTCAATAGGATCAACTGAAAGAGCAGCTATAATTACTGCAGCCGCCGTTCCAATTCAGGGAACAGCTGGTATGGTTGAGCCACGCTTAAAATTTACTAACGTATACCAAGAATTAGTAGATTCATATGCACCAAAGATTTCATTTAGATTAGATGAAGCATCTGGAACTCCAACAAACTTTGGAAGTGGCGGTACATTCTCTGTAGGTAAGATTGGAACAAATTTAACTTATAGACAGCCAACTCAAAATACATGTGCCTATAAGTTTACAAACGCAGACACCTATATTCAGGGTGACTATGGATATTCAAGCGGCACATTTTCAACTGGTAATCACCAAACAGTAATTGCTGTATTTAAGTCAGAATCAACAGTAAACTTTGAACAAATTATCGCATCTATGGGTATGTATGGATTTATTGGTTCAGGTATTACCTTTACAATTGCTGGTTCAAGCGGATACCTTCAAGCCAAAATTAATCAAGGGTTTGGCGGAACAGACACAGATTCTCTTACTACAACTATAAATGTAGCAGATAATAAATATCACCTTGTTGTTGGTATAAGAGATGGTGGAGACTTTAAACTTTATCTTGATGGCAAGGAAGTTGCAACAAAATCAAGCTGTACAACCACCTTATCAGATTCTGGAGCATATGGAATTTCTGCAGAAGCCAAATTTAACTTTGGACAAGGCGCAGCCAGCAAGGTCTTACACATAGACGAATTTGCAGTTCTATCAACCTCATTAAGCGCAACAGAAGTATTTGCGTTACATCAAGCACTTGGAAATGCGTCTGAATGGACAGCATCTGCAACTGCGGTTCAGCCAACAGTTCAAACAGGTTCTGGACCAATGATTTCTTCAGCT